GCGACACGGCCAGTGGTTGGAGAAGAACTTTACCAACGTGGAACATCGCACGGTCAATCTCACCCAGCCGTTTGATGAGTTCGAGCGCAGCATGATCCTGCATGGATTTACCAGCGACCTGGGCTTGGCCAACAGCCGCAGCAGGCTGCGCATGGTATGCCTGTATCAGATAGCGCAGAGCAGCCAGGGCCTGGTGGTAGGCACTGGCAACAGGGTAGAAGACTTTGGCGTGGGATTCTACACCAAATATGGTGATGGCGGCGTGGACATCTCGCCCATAGGTGATCTCATGAAAACCGAAGTATGGCAGCTGGGACGCGACCTCGGCGTGCTGGAAGAGATCATCACCACACCGCCCACCGACGGACTCTGGGACGATGGTCGCACGGACCAGGATCAGCTGGGCGGCCTGACCTACGAGCGATTGGAGCGCGCCATGCACTTGGACGAGACCGAGATCAAGCCCGCTAACGATCAAGAAGGTCTGGATCTCTATCAGTATCGCAAGATCCGTGCCCGCAGCCTGCACAAGATGACGCCCATCCCGGTGTTCAAGAAAGGTTATCATGGGGTTGTTTGATAGGTTCCGTCGCAAAAAAAAGCAAACGCCTGCGAAAGAAGGTAAAATTGCGCAAGCGAAAACAAAATCTGACAAAGACATCGCCACGGAAAAGGGCGAACCTTATGTGCGGATCTTGACCATGGATGTGAATCCGGATAATCTCCATGAAGGATCATTCGAACTGGACTGGAACTCGATCTTCGTCACGCGCCTGGTCAAGGCCGGCTACATGATCAAGAAAGAAGATACTGACGCGGAGATCGTGGATCGCTGGTTCCAGAACGTGTGCAGAAACGTGGTCATGGAGACCTGGGAGCAGGAGCAGGCCATGAATCCCACTCCACAGCGCCACATACAAAAGCGCGACATCGGCGGTGGCCGCACGGAGGTATCATGATCGACAGCAGACAGCACGAAATCATGGTGATCACGCAGGAAGAAGCAGCAGAAGTGATCCAAGAGATATCTAAGATATTCCGATTCGGTATAGATCAAGAACATAGAGATGGAGGCACACACCGGCAGCGCCTGACCACTGAAGTGGGAGATCTCCTGGCCATGATCGATCTCTTGCTGGACAGCCGGGTGATAGATCCCGCGCAGGTAGAGATAGCCAAACAGGCCAAGACGATAAAACTGCGCAAGTACAGCGCGATCTATCAATGATTTTCAATCACGTCAAACGCCTCAAAAGTGAGGGCAAACGTATCGGCATCACCTTCAGCACCTTTGACATGCTGCATGCCGGACACATCGCCATGCTGTCGGAAGCCAAGAATCACTGCGATTATTTGATCTGTGGTCTGCAGACCGACCCCACCATAGACAGGCCTGACACTAAGAATCGGCCAGTGCAGTCGATAGTGGAACGACAGATACAGCTGGCTGCTTGCCGTTATGTAGACGAAGTTGTAGTCTACCAGACCGAGCAGGATCTCGTGGATCTGCTACTAATCCTCCCAGTGGATGTGCGTGTGTTGGGTGTGGAATACGAAGGCAAGCACTTCAGCGGCCGGGACGAATGCGATCACCGCAACATTGAAATCGTGTTTAACGGTCGCGATCACTCGTTTTCCAGCAGCAGCCTGCGCAAGCGTGTGGTCGCAGCCGAAGTAGAAAAAGGTCTGCGGTCATGATCTATTTCAACGGGGACAGCAATGTGGCCGGCACCGAGTTGACCAATCCTGATCTGGGAATGACTGGTGTGCTGTCACGACGCCTTGGTTTGTGCTACGAAAATCATGCCTTTGGGGGTGCCAGCAACGATCGCATCTATGATACTACCATGGAGGCTCTGTTTGATAGATCTAAAGGCAAGCCACAACTACGACATAGACCAGATTTAGTAGTCATTGGTTGGACGCAATTCAGTCGCATACAATGGTTTCTAGTGGACGAATGGAACTCAGGAGAGTTTTGGGAGATAAACAATCTAGGAGTAGGTATACCCATCCCCGATCGATACCAGGACCGTTATGAGTTTTGGAAGACCGATATCCAGCATGATGGAAATTGGCTGGCGGTTTTAGGCAAATATTGGCACAACAAGATTTTTAATATGCATTGTCTTTTAAAGCATTTCCAAGTGCCTCATCTTTTTTTCAACGCATTTGATGGTTTCATGACGCACGGTATCGCTGTTGATCAGCAAAGGTGGAATGGACGATTTATGGCACCCTATTCCAACGAACTGTGTTACGTGCCATGGTGCTTCCGTAATGGATATCAAGAGATAACTCCTGGATGGAATCATTTCCGTGAAGACGCACAGGCTGCCTGGGCCGACATCATGTACGACCATATCAAGACCTACGACATCCTATGATCCTGTATGTGAATGGCGACAGCCATACTGCGGCCGCAGAGGCTGTGAATCCACACGCCTTCGCTGAGGACGATGGTGATCTCTTCTACATGGGTCGGGCACCGCATCCGGCCAATCTGGCCGTGAGTTGGGGCCGGATACTGTCCAGCACCATCAAGGCCACGTTCAAGTGCGATGCTGAAGCGGCCAGCAGCAACCAAAGGATCCTGCGCACCACGCAAGAATGGTTGGCCACCACTGGCTATGATCCGCGGGAGATCTTCATGATCATCCAGTGGTCGACCTGGGAGCGGGCAGAATGGTTGATCGACGGCACCTACTATCAGATCAATGCTTCGGGACAGGATTCGGTACCAGCAGATCATCATGATCGCTATCGTCAATTCATCGCGGATGTGGACTGGGAGGCCTGCACGCGACACTGGCACGATGAGATCTGGCGCCTGCACGAAAATCTGGACCAGCAGGGCATCCGGCATGTGTTCTTTAATGCCAACGGACATTTTGGTTCGATCGCCCCAGATCAGCACAGAGATTGGGGTACGGCCTACATTGGCCCATATGATCCTGCCCAGACCTGGGATCAGTGGCTGAAAAGCCACGGACACCAAACAGTCGCGCCCGATTCATGGCATTTTGGGCGGCAGGCCCACGCGGCTTGGGCCCGTTTCATGCTACAATATGTCATCAGCCATAAACTGCTAACATAATGAAATACGTCCTGATTGACACCGCCAACATGTTCTTCCGAGCCCGGCACGTGGCCTTCCGCGCGAGCGACCTGGATGAGAAGGTGGGCTATGCTCTCCACATCACCTTGGCCGCTGTGAACAAGGTCTGCCAGCGATTCCGGGCCGATCATGTGATATTCGCTCTGGAGGGCAGATCATGGCGCAAGGATGTGTATGCTCCCTACAAGCGAAACAGAGTTGAAGCCCGGGCAGCTCTCACAGAAGCCGAGCAAGAAGAAGATCGCGTGTTCTGGGAAACTTATGACGAGTTTACTAAATACTTGGCTGGGCAGACCAACTGTTCAGTGATCAGACACGAGCGGGCCGAAGCAGATGACATCATAGCCCGTTGGATCGCGCTACATCCCCAAGATCAACACACCATCATTTCAAGCGACACGGACTTTGTCCAACTGATCGCGGAGAATGTAGACCAATACAACGGTATCACTGACGAGCTGATCACCATCCGTGGCATATTCGATGCCAAAGGCCGCGAGGTCATCGACAAAAAGACCAAGGCCGCCAAGACCATGCCTGATCCTGAATGGCTGCTGTTCGAGAAGTGCATGCGGGGCGACACCAGCGACAATGTGTTCTCGGCCTTCCCAGGCGTAAGGACCAAGGGCACGAAGAATAAGGTAGGTCTGCAGGAAGCGTTCGAAGACCGCGCCTCAAAGGGCTATGCCTGGAACAATCTCATGCTGCAACGCTGGACCGATCATGAGGGCGTGGAACATCGCGTGCTGGATGACTACAACAGGAACAGGAGCCTGATTGATCTGACCGCGCAGCCTGCGGATGTCAAGGCCTACGTAGATGGCGCTATCCGTGAGCAGATCAGCCACAGAGACATCGGGCAGGTAGGAGTGAGGTTCATGAAGTTCTGCGGTCGGTTCCAATTGAACCGCATCAGCGATCAAGCCGATCAGTTTGGCCGCTGGATGACCGCCACATATCAAGGAGTGTTAGATGCTACAAGCTAAACCTGTGATCCCCAATCAGTATTGGATCTTGCGAGACGAGGCCGGCAAGGTCGGCAACATCGAGGCCACCGACTCGGGCGTGCAGATACGCATCCGCAACCAAGTGGAGACGTTCAAGAATCTATCAGTGCTGAAACGCAGGGTCAAGATCGACTTCGAACCTGCGCCCAAGGTCCTGTTCAAGCGCGATCACGAGCATCAAGTAAATGGTTACCCCACAAACGGTCCGGCCTACAACGGCATCTTCGATGTCAAACACCAGGTGCCATTGTGGACGCGCGAGCCCCGGAGCAAGAGCTGGTACTCGGCCGGATGGTATGCGGTCCGTCATGGGCGCCGCTGGCAAGTGGTCGAGTGTCCCAAGCTGATCGCGCTAGAGCGGTATGAATATCGTGGACCGTTCCATACCCAACAGGAGGCCCAGCATGCTGCTGCACATCAATAAGTTCGTGGACAAGGTCAAAGCAGCAGAAGGCCGGGCCTTGAGAGAAGTGACCATGAGCCTAGCAGAAGCACGCGATCTCCATGCGGATATCACCCGATTGTTGGTGATCGTTCAGGATCTACATGAACAACGTCAACAAAATACAGAAGCTGCTACAGATCTAGAGGTCGACGGCGGCCGCTTCTAAAAACTACCTACTTTATGAGATAAATAAAAGTAGGAGTATAATGTGTCAAGACCCAAACCTCGAGTGTTGGTTGAGATAACCAACAGGACAACTTACAAGACCGAACAA